TAGTTATTAAGCACCTTCAACGCCAAATATTCCTCTAGGGTCGGATACGCCAAAAACGTATCTTTCTCTAGCTTTATATCTAACATTTCCAGTATCGAAATCGCCTTCCATCTTAGTTGTAAGAGGAGCTCTATCGAAATGCTTCATTCCATTAGGAACATCAGTGATAATGTACCAAGCATCCGTATCTGTTAGGTAATTATTCACTCGATATCCTTGAGGAATCATTCCCATAGAAACGATTGCGTTGATGTCATTGTCAGCTGTTCCAACTCTACCTTGAGATTTCATCAATCTCTCAGCAGTAAATTGAAGCGCAGAAGGAATAATCATTTTTACTCCTTTGGCTGCAACTTTTAAACCTCTTTCATCAGTTAGCGCAGCAATGTCAATCAATGCTTGCTCTAATGAAGTTTCGTTTAAGTCTGCTTGAGTAGTTAGAGTGTTTTGGAAAGTACCCGCAATTGTAGGGTGCGCCGTACTGAACAAAGAAACTCCGTCTCCAGAGTCGAAATTGTCAGTAGTTGGCAATCCTTGAATTAACGGATTAACAGCTTTAACTTGTTTAGTGTTAGCCATCGACCTTGCTAATGCTTTCGTATAACGAGAAGCAAGTCTGTCATAAAGGTTATCTTCAATAGCTTCCTCAGTGATTGCAAATGCGAGAGCAATAGTCTCCATTGTATATCTTGCTGTGAAAGTTTCTTGCGCTTGGTCAAAAGTAACCCCAGAACCTTCTGGTTTAACTCTTGCTTGTGCGAAACCCGATAACATAACTTCTTCTTCAAAAGCTCTGTCGGATGACTCTGTTACGTAAACCTCACTTGCTTGGTTTTCGTAACGTTTGTATTCCAGGCCAAATAGTGCATTTAAACCTGGCTCTAGTTCTTTAACTAGTTGATTACGTGATATAGCCATAATTTATAATCCTCCTATATGCCTTTAACGTTATTTCCTAAGATATGTTCATCGATCATAACTCTGAGAGCAAAGCCCTCTGCAGTAATGTCCGAATGATCAGGATCTCTAGAAACACCGATTATTTTTAATTGAGCCAACGTGTCGGCCGTTGTTGCTGATATCTTTGTTTTAGATATAAACAACGGTGTCGTTCCAACTGCTGGTACAGAATCTGCGCAACCCCCCACTTCTGCTTGTGCAAAAGAAGTGTCAGCAGACATTATTTCGTACATCTGCAAAGGATTGGAGTTTATGAATGCCACAGCATCAGATGCTGCAACACTTGCTGGCCAGTAATTGGACCACGTAGGCTTGTTCGATGTTGGGTCAGTGTAAAACGCACCGTTTAGTGAGCCGACGTTATTTGCATCGGTTGCTCCTGATACTAATATTACCCCGTCTGCTGTTACTTGACACATATCTTGATGTGAAATTAACGCAGATGCGGAAGCAATAGACCACTCACTAAGACCGGCATTGTCGTCTGTCTGTCCAACGTTTTTAATGGGTCTCAAACCGAACCCAACTGTTGACGAATTAGCCATACTTTGTCTCCATTTGTAAACTGTTATTCACAGTTTACGGTTAATATAATTCGTTGGTTTGAGAATTGTTAAAAAATTAACTATTCTTGTTACCACCGAAGGTTGTACGAGTTTGCCTCTCTTGATTGATTGGCATTCTCTTATCTTGATCCTTCAGTAGATCGTGTTCTAAAGCTTGATCCCGTTCTTTTGCTAACCCAGCATAATACTGAGAACGTTCGATCGCGATCTCGTTTGGTACTCTTGTCAAGACAAGGCCTCCGTGCCCGATCACCCCTTGATATTTACCGTCGGCAATAACTGGGTAGTCAAGATCTGGAAATTCGTCGCCTCTTACAAGTTCATAACCGGCTCTGAGTCGACCTTGGACATTTTTCGTGTCCGAGTATCCCATGATCTCAACCCTAACCCACCTATGTCTAAAACCGTTCGGTGCGTTGGGCGTATCTAAGTACGATGGTGGAGTCCAGTGTTTTTTACGTTCAGTTTTCACTCTACTCTGGCTCGCACGGGAAGCTTTACTATTTTCTTTTTGCATATGCTTATACCTCCTGCGTGTTCATAAGTTGTTTCGCATAATCTTCTAGTGGCACACCTAATTTTTTAGCAATTTGTACTTGTGAAGGCGTGAGTTTCACCGTTTTGCGACCGGTCTTTGTACTACGCGTAGCCGAAGCTACGTTTTGTGTAGG